GTTTATATCGATGCAGCTTCTCCTGACAATGCGCCAGTTAGACTTTCTGCAAGTAGTACGCCTTCAAATCCAACTGATCCACTTTACTATACAAGAACCTTTACAATAACAGCATAAATTTTATTATATATAAATGGAACCAAACTCTACAGATCCAGATGAAGGCACAAGCAGCAGCGTTGACACCAATGTGGTTTCACAGGCAACCTTACGCAATTCAAATGAAATTGAATTATTGCCTTCTGAAAACGGTAGAGACAGATATGTTATAGTAGAAAAAAGAACTGCTGAAACAGTTTCTCCCTTAGTAAAAAAAGAGGTTGTATTAGATGGTATTTATGAAGTAATAGATAGAAACTTTTCATATCCATATGTGGCTCACGTTGGTATGAAATTTGATTCAAGAACATTTGGCAATATGCCAAATAGAGAGTTTGACGTAAAAATGAAGAAGGTCAAAGTGCCTTCTAATTATTTTCCTATTGGTGGAGATGGTTTAGATAGAAGATATGTGTTTGCCAATCCAGATTATCCAGCAAACCCAAATAGTCTTGACGTTATATTCATGGTTGATCAAAACATGAATGCTCAAACTAAAGCCTTGATAAGAAGAAATTTGCGAGAAATGATTTTCAAATTAGTTGCTGGATACACTAATATAAGATTTTCTATATGGCAAACAGCTGCATCAGGAACCAATACAGTTGTAAATCAAGCGACCAATGAAACTATAGTTGGATTTACATATTACAGTACCGCTTCGTTTGCAGAAATGGAAACTCCAGATTCTGCTGGAGCAAATCAAACAAATTTATTCAAACAATTAGATGCTGCTTTAAGCGCGGCTCAGTTAAGTCCAGCAACAAATCCTTCGGAAACAAATATTGCAAATTTCTTTTTAAGAAAAAGTCAATTCAGTATAACCGATGAAGTAGGTAAGCTGTCAGAAGAAACGGTTCTCCAAAACCTTTGGAAGAATACAGTAAGAAAAGTCGTTTATTTTTCTGGATCAACTCCAGAAACGATGAGTTCCGAAACTTATCAAATTCTTTTAAATAGAGCAAGAGAAGCTGGAATTCAATTATATTATTTAAATACAGACCCTGATCGTTCTGGAACAAGAACTCTTAGAGAACTCGCAGAAGACACTGGTGGTGCAAAATTTAATTTGCTTCATGACTCTGATTCAAAACTACAGCAGTTTTGTAATACAAACTTTTATGACAGTAATAAAATTTATTATGGAGACTGGGATGGTACTTTCAAAATTGCTTGGACAGACAATCCCGCATGGATTTTATACGATATAATTACAGACTTTAATTATGGGTTAGGTAATTATATTGATTCCTCTTCTGTCGATAAATGGACTTTATATGATATCGGTAGATATTGTGACGCTGTAGATGATGATGGCAGATTTAGAGGCGTGCCTGATGGTAAAGGTGGTCTTGAGCCAAGATATACATGTAATATTATTTTCTATAATAAAGACGAAGCTTATAATGTATTAAAAGATATCGCAGCAATATTTAAAGGAATTATCTATTGGAATACAGAGGGCTTTTCTTTCTTTGCTGACAAGAAAAAAGAACCATTGGTTTATTTCGCAAATACTAATGTTAAGGATGGTTTGTTTAGTTATTCTGAAACCGCAAAGAATAAAAGATACACCAGTGTAGAAGTAACTTATAACGACAAGTTTGACAACTACAAAACTAAAGTTGAATTTGTTGAAGATGTTGACGGAATTTTAAATTATGGCTTGAATCCTTATAAGATAAACGCGGCTGGATGTACATCACGATCAGAAGCTAGAAGAATAGGAAGATATGCGTTAACAAGTTCTATATACGAAACGGATACAGTTACCTTCACTGCTGGCCTAGAGGGTGCGTATTTACAACCTGGTGATGTATTCGGCATCAGCGACGAAATAAGAAATGTTGGCAGATCATTCGGTAGAATATTAGAAGTCGATGAAACTGCTAAAACAATTAAAATTGATGGTGAGTTTAACACAGGTTTAGACTCTGGAGTTTATATCCATGTACCATCTGGTAATTTTTCTCTCTCCGATTTAAACTCTTTAACTGGAAGTGACGGTGGATTTACAGGAACTCTTGAACAAATTAGAGCGAGAAGACAAAAGCAAACTAGAAAATTTAATATTCATACAGTCACCGATGATACATATGGTGCAACCTTGACTTTAACTGGAGATTTCTTATTAAAGTCAGGTATATTTGATGTTTATGCGCTTGAAGGCAGAGCGACAGGAGCTTCTTCAACATATACAGGCACAACAACATTAACTGGTATAGTTTATAACTTTCCTCCGCACACCGTTGTAAATGGAAATCCAAGATGGGATACTTTAAGCTTCTCTGGAGTTTCTGGGGTTTTATCTAATCTTGAAATAGATATCGACTTTTCTGGAACTGCTGGAACTGGTCAAGTAATCGCAAATGAAACAAACTGGACTTGTTTTGCTTCTGGAGCAAATGGAACTGTTCAAGTAAATGGTTCTACTGTAGGTTCAACCGCTGCAAATTTAACAGCAATAGCTTTAAGTTCCGCTGGTGCTTTTGTTACTCAATCATCTACAAATGCATCATTGTCGGATATAGAAACATTTATAAATGCCAGAACTGACGGACAAGTTGTTGTTATTGTTTCGAATGGAACTCCAATAGCGAGCAATGCAAGCATTCCGTCTGTATTTGCGAGTTACGCTGCAACTGAAATTTATAAACTTGGAGCAGATTCAAGCACGACCATAAACTGTTGTTATGTTGCTGCTTTAATAAAAGGAGGCTACAGAATAATTGAAAGAGCTTCAAAAAGAAGCAACGATACTGGTAGTATAGTATTTACTTATAGAGACCTGCTTGCTTTAAGCAGATTGCAGCCTTACTATACTTTTGTTCAAGCTGATTTTGGAAGTAGAGCAGAATCTACTTACGAAGATTGGAAGTCTGGCAGAGATTATTCTGTTGGAAATATTGTAAAACACTATTCTGATACATATATTTGCACAAGGTCTCATAAATCTTCTGAATACTTTAGTGAAGATTATTTGAATTCATTTACAAGACAGTGCGATATCGAAGCTGGAAATAAAAATATTGGATTAACAACGCAACATATCTCTGAGCTTGGTGGCGTTGCTGTAGGAATGTACGTCGCTGGCGCTGGAATTCCAGCGGATTCAAGAATAAATAGTATAAGCGATGATCCAAATAGCGTTACTTTCCATATAGATAAAGATCCAACTGCTACGGCTAATAATGTAACAGTAACTTTTTCAAGCAGATCGGCAGGAGGAAATAATTCATCTGCATCAAAATGGACTAGAGGAAATGACCAAGGGTATTATTCAGTTGGTTTACCAAAAGATTTTTATGGTACAGGTAAAATTCCAATAACAACAACTTTAACATCTAGTCTTGTATCTGGTGCATTTACTGCACTTGGATTAGAAGTTTATGTAGGCGCTGGAACTTTAGGGCAATCAGATTTAAGATTATTGCCAGAATCTAACGGTATTGGATATAGCGGCTTGGTTTACGGTACTGGATATCCAAAAGGCGTTTATAGTTTAACGGTAGATACAACTCCTCAAAATTTAGATTTAATAAATGAAGGATCGTTATATGTTTTAAGTGGTTCTGGAGTTGAGCCAAAACTTTACAAAACTATCGCAACTAAAGAAGAAGAGGCTAATCAGTATGCAATTGTTGGTATCGAATACCTAAATAATAAGGACGAATATATTGAAAAAGATATTTTAGATACTTCTCCTAGCTATTATGTTCAAGGGCCGTATGATGTGGTTATAAAACCAAATCCCCCATCTGGAATACAAAGCATAAGCGGTATCTCTGGGGCAACAAAATATACTGGAATTCAAGTTATATGGTCTGGAACAAACAGCCCAATTAATGGATATAAAGTTTATGTTAGCAGACCAGATTATTCAACAATAACAAATGAAACAGATGCGATTGTAGAAAGCTATACCATTCCTTCTGGCACGCATACATTAACCATTCCAATAACAGGTTCAGACGGTAATGATATTTGGGGTCAATATGATTTTAAAATATATTCACAAGGAACAACATACAAATTACTTTGCACAGATCCGGTAGAAACTGGAATTGTTATGCTGCCTTCTGGTAATTTAAAGATTAATGGAACTAACGCATTAACTTCTACAATTCCAAGTGGATTTACAATTGATACAGCAGATCAAGACTCTGTAAAATATTCGATTGGTTATGCCGGTGGCACTTATACTGGAAATGGTAGAGGGAACTGGACTTCAAAAGATTTAGTTTTTAGATGGAAATACATTGATCCAACTGGCGGCAAAATGACAACTAAAGAGCAGATCTACGAAAATCCATTTGTTGATTTGCCTCAAAAAGTAACAGTACAGGTTTTAGATTCTGCTGGTCAAGTTTTAAAAGAAGAAAAAAATTACCAAGGACTATCTTACAGAATAACACAGGCCGATAACGCTAGAATGTTTGATAGCTCAACTACGCCAGATTTTGTAGAATATTCAAGAGAAATAGGATTAAGAGTCATTGTTACCGATAATACCAATTTGTCCAAAACAGGCACGTTCCAAGCAGTAAATCAGTATCCTGGTTATTCTAAAATACAAGTTATAGACTCTTTTCAAAACTCTCCATATTATATTCTATCTGGATATTATGGTAACAGAGGATTTACTGGATTAGCTGTTTGGAGTCCTGATGTAGCAAGTACAATTGGGGCTATAACAACAATTTCTGGTTCTGGAGTAAGAGACGCTGACGGTAATTTAATTAGAAGTGAAAGCGAAGATGTTCCATTAACATTCAGAGATATCTCTGGGGCATTTTCAACCGCTACATTCTATAATGGTACTGGATTAGCGGTAGGTACTAGAGCAGCTGTTTCAATTAATTTTAAAGGAACAGGCGAGCCTGATTATGAAAAATATGTTTATGCTTATGATGATTTAAAAGATCATTACGAAAAATACGTTGACAAATCGATTTCTGTATCGCAATGGGGAGCGGATCACTATTCTTCTTTTGGTCAGGCTGAAGGAAGAGAAATTCCGACAAAGGAAGGAAACCCGCTAGGTATTTGCAACCTTCACGATATAAATCCAGCAACCCAGCCAAATAAAACAGGATTTTCTGGCATTGCATTCACAGTATTGCCAGAAGATGTTTCAAAGGGTAAGATAATATTTAATTGCTTTAACGCCACTTCAAACAAAGATGTTTTCAATGTTGACGTATATACTGGAGTTGGCTATACTGATATTATAAATCATACCGAAATGGAAGAAGGTAATTGGTATGAAATCGTTACTTTAGGTAGTAGCGTGAACTGGAGAGTAATAGGTCATGATTCAAATACTCCAATATTAGGAAGCGAATTAGAGTACAATGGGGAAACAATAGCTGGTTCAAGCGCAACGGTAAAGAGAGTATTTAAGCCTGATTTTATTAATCATACAAATAGATTTGGGTCAGTTGCTTTAACTGAAACAAGAAGTTATTTAAATGTAATTACTCTTGGAGAGAGATTACCAACAGGACAGTGGTTATACTTCAGATTTAGACCGGAAGATGATTATGGATTTGGTTTTATGTCTAAAGTTGTAAGCGGATATTTAGAAAGAGAGCCAACGGAAGTTACGTCTCCAATTGCGAATAGATATAACTTGGACGGAGGCAGAAATGAAGATGAACTTATCAGCATTCCTGGCAATACTCTAGTCAAAAATTATAAATACAGAATAGAGCAACTAGGCAATCCAGAAATAAATTGGGTCACAATCGGAGCGGATTCAGCTACTTTAAATTCTGAATTTATATACAACGGAGAAACTGTATCTGGAGGTGGGACTACAGTTGGTAAAGTTAAAAGAGTAGAAGTTGCCTACGTTGTTCCAGAAAATCAAATAAATTCAACTAATCTTATAACACCAAGAACAGATTCTTCGCTGGTATTGCCTACTGACATACAAGAAGGAAGCTCAATCGTTCTAGTTAATAGAAGTCTTGAGCATAACTTATACGTTGAAGATAGCAACGGAAATCAAATCTCTATAATCAGGCCCAATGAACGGGCCGAGATTATTAGAGATGATGTTGAATGGAGAGATGACAGAGGCTCTGTTTTGTCTCTTGAGTAATTAAAATTTAATATCAAATACAGATTCGTCAATCTTGCTATCTACGCCTTTAACGTAAGAAGAAATCTCAGTCTCCTGTGGGGCGACTTGAATCTTCTTGCTATCATAGAAGCTGTCTAACCATCCAGCAATAGGATTGCCCTTTGCGTTGTATAGCTTCTTATATCCCATAGAAGTAAGACGGTTATCAGCAAGCCATTCAACGTAATGCTTGAGCGAATCGGCAGTAAGGCCAATCAGACTACCTTTTGAGAACAAGTAATCGGCCCAATCTTTTTCTGCATCTACAGCCATGCGATAAGCCTCGTAGATACGATCTTCATTCTTCTTAAAGATGTCTTGGAAGCCTTCCTTTGGTTGATCACGGAGAATCTTCATGATGTTCTGAGTGATCGCAACGTGAAGGTTTTCATCACGCGAAATTAAATTAATAATTTTAGCGTTCCCCTCCATCTTTCCGCGATACCCAAAATAAAACGAGCAAGCGAATGAAACATAAAAAGTTACGCCTTCGGTAATCTGAGTCGAAAGAAGCGCATCAAAGATTTGCTGCCTTGGGTCATTACTCTTAGTATTGAGTAGAGCGTCATATTTATTGGAGATAAACTGCGCCCTCTTGACAATCTCTTTGTCATCCAAAATAGAGTCGAAGAACTTTGTGGCGTCAGGATGCACGTTCTGCAAAATATATGTATAACTATTGCTATGAATAGTTTCAAAGAATGACCAAACATTCATGCAGATCTCAAGTTCTGGATTGCTGACGTAATCAGAAAGAGAATTAATGCTACGGGACAGCATCGAATCTGTCATTGTTTGGAAACGAAGATTACTGTCGAAAACAAATTTCTCCTCTGGAGAAAGATTCTTGTAATCAGCCGCATCCTTTGTAAGATTAACTTCTTGTGGTCGCCAGAAGAAATTAATTTGCTGATCGTAAAGATCATAGAACTTGGGATACTTTAGGCGGTCATATCTTTGAATCGCCAAGTCTTCACCAAGAAAGAGCGGCTGTTTAAGCGAGTCTACGTTTACAGTGTTGAGTACGGTTTTCATATTATTACATGTAGTTTCTACTACGATCTTTTCGTCCTCCTGAGTGGTGAGGTCTATTAGTCCCTTGCCACATTTTCCATTCTTTAGCCACAGGAGCTTTTAGTTTCTTTTTTTGTTTTTCTGCCTCTAAAAGCCATACTGGTTTATAGAGATCAAAAAGTTGATTAATATAGTTATTATCAGCTGTTCTAGCTGATTCATAACCTTTATCGATAAGCCACTTTCGCTTTCGCGAAATACTAGCATTAGAAAGAAATTTATAGTTCATTTTTATAGGGTGCAAGCTCCACCCGCGCAGCCTTGGGTGTCATCTTGCGGTTCTTCGGTTTTTACTTCTTGTTTAACTTCCTGCTTCGTATGTAATGCGGTCTGCGTGTCGCCGTCAAATGTATTTGTATAGTAAAGATTCTTAATTCCATACTTATAAGCCAACATTAAGTCGCCAACAAGTTCTCCTTGACTTGGGATTTTATTTGGGTAACGAGTGGCGTTATAATAAAGATTAGTTGAGATGCTCATATCGACAAACTTTTGTAGAGCAGCGACTACCTTCAAATATCCTTGATTGTTGGGCATTTCAAATGCAAGGGTATAATTATCCTTATTATTTTTGATGTGAGGAACAACAACAGGAATAACTCCAGCTTTTGAACGCTTATAAGAAATCAAGGAACGAGGAGGTTCAATGCCATTTGTTGATGATTGAATGACAGAGCTAGACTCAACAGGCATCAAAGCAGTCAAGGTACTGTGACGCATACCGTGAGTTTTAATTTGCTTTCTGAGTTCTTCCCAATCACAATGCAGCTTCTCGGTAACAAACTCATCAATATTCTTGCAATAAGTATCGATTGGTAGAATAGCTTTTGAGAACTTTGTCTCAGAGAACAAGGCGCATGGACCCTTCTCTTGGGCCATCTTAACTGAAGCTTTAATAAGATTGTAGCTTACAAGCTCCATGATAGCAGCAGCTTTGTTGGCAGCATTCTTATCGGTATACTTGACTCCAATATTAGCAAGGTAGCCAGCAAGATTAGTAACACCAACTCCAAGACTGCGGCGATTTTTTGCAAAGTTTGCAGCAGCAGGAACGAAATAATTCTGATGATCGATTAGAGCGTCAAGCATACGAACAATAATTTCGCATACAGGCTCCATCTCGTCCTTCACAACCTCAAGCAGATTAACGGCAGACAAAATACAAACGCCGATTTCTCCGTTGGGATCGTTCAAGTCCTTGATTGGCTTGAGGGGATGATTGACCTCAAGGCAAAGATTACTAGTGTCAACTTGGGCGTTCCAAGAGCCATGCGAGTTTGCATGATCAACGTTCATCAAATAAATGCGACCAGTCTCTACACGCTCTTTAGAGAATAAAAAGAAAAGATCACGCGCATTAATTGTCTTTTTAAATTTAAGGCTCTTGTTCTTTTCTGCTGCCTCATAAAGCTCCTTGAACTCTGGCATACCAAAGCTATTCCAAAGCTCTGGAACTTCATGATAAGAAAACAAAGTGATGCTTTCGTTCTTGATCAGACGATCATAGAATGTCCGATCAAAGCCGATGCAATAGTCGAGCTTACGAACACGGTTGTCATCTGTGCCAGCATTATTTTTTAATACGAGAATATCTTCAATATCATGATGAAACCAAGCAACGTTTACTGTTGCAGATCCACCACGGATACCATTTTGGTGGCAAGACTTTACAGTAGATTCGAACATCTTGAGGAATGGGACCGGACCAGTATGGCTAACCATGCCACCCTTAACAGGTGCATTAACGGCACGAAGGCGACTTGCGTTAATACCGATACCATAACGATTTGCAGTAGCAAATCCAATCGCGCTGTTGTTTGCGAAGATGGATTCAAGCGAATCGTCTACGGTAAACAAAGCGCAAGAAGCATAAGACTTTAGAGTCGTTCTTACTCCTGCCATAATAGGCGTAGGCAAATTAATCTTGTGCTGGCTGAAATAATTATAAGCCTTTTTGATGTAGTTGGTGCGCTCTCCCTTATAATCCTTAAATAAGGTCATTGCAATCAACATATAAGCAAATTGCGGGGTTTCATACAGCTTCTTGGTAGTTCTGTTCTGAACCAGATATTTTTCGCAAAGCTGCTTAATCCCAGCGTATGTGAAATTAAAATCGCGATCATGACGAAGACACTCGTCAAACTTATGAAACTCCCGCTCATCATACCACTCAAGAATGGCGGGATCATAGACTTTATTTTTAATATTATCTTTTACGAAATCAATGAGCTTTGGAGCATTCTTGCCGCCCCAAACTTCTTTACGCAACTGATAATTTAAAAGACGAGAAGCAACATATTGATACTGAGGCTTTTCTTCAGAAATGAGTCCAGCCGCAGCTTCAATCAATGTGTTGTGAATATCTTTAGACGATATTCCATCAAAGAAAGAAAGGTTCGCATTCATTGCGACTTCTTCGAAAGAAGTGTCGTGAATTCCAGTGCAAGCCCATTCTAAAACTTTGTTAATTTTATCCGCGTCGAACTTTTCAATTTCTCCGCTTCTCTTTTTAACAGTCATTAATTTTTTCATAAAAAGTAAAATAGGGTAAAAGATATTACATACCAAATACGAACCACCAAACTAAAAAGTTTGCGTGAACGATTATTCGTAGTTCTTTACAAAAGAAAGTGTATCTAGGCGAAATCCGTTGGCCATATAAAACCCTTGAAGTCTCGGATCTCCACCATTACACATATAATTCATCGACAAAAAGTCAATCTTTTTTTCGACGATAATTTTCTCAACTTCTTGCAGGACTCTAAAACCTCCAAACATAGTTGGACGGGTTGAAACCCACACAATTTCATTCAATCCTGTTTTGCCACAACTCCAATCTTTTGATACAATTCCAGCAAACAAAGATACAGGTTCGTCTTTATCAAAGTAGCAAACTATCACTGCATCATTTTTAAACACTAATAAAAGCTGAATGAGTTGATCTTGTAAGTGATCAAGATCCCAACGGCCAGCTACATGACCTTGCTTATCAAGAATTTTTTTAAGACCCTCGCTATCCTTCATTTTTTGAAGGATAGGCTTGAGAGTTAAAGTACTTATAATTCTTTTGACCATTACTTAATAAACTTCAGTAAAGCGCGAGCTTCTTTAGCTGGAATATCTGACCACGTTTTCCAATTTGCAGCGTCCTCGTTTTGATAAGACTCTGCCTTCCAAAGTTCACGCAGCCAAGACTTAAAATCGGTAAAGCTACCACCGATGTTTTCGGCAAACTTTTTAGAGAGAATGCCCTGTGGGGAAATGTCAGCAGATCCATCTACTGAGGAAGATGCTGCCTTGGCTCCATTACCCTTTGCAATTTCATCTTCTCCAACAATATGAATACCTAGATAGTTTCTTACAGTGCGAACGAACGCACGGTTGGCGGCAATAGTTTCGAGAAACTTTTGACCAAAACCATCCGTATTTTCAAAAGTTGCATTTGCAACATCCATAGACGAGATAGAATGCCAATCATCTTCAACTGAGTTAACGTTTGTTTCGAAATTGCTGATCCAGTCAATAGTACAAGATGCAACTACATAATCTCTTTCGAGCTTAGGAAATTGAAAGTGAACGCGAGAATATCCGCGCAACTTTGCGACTTCTTTGATTCCTCCGAGCTTGATCAAAAGCTGCTCGTCTCGTAAATCGGTAGCTAATTCTGGAACTGGTTGGTTCCTGCGGTTAAACCAATCTTTATTTGGATAAAGATGAGCAGGGTTGACCATTGCGCGCCAATTAATAGTACCATCTTTATTAAAGATATAATTTACGCCGTTAAGAAGCCCACGCTCATCGCGGACTGTTGGTTTGGTGGTTTGTGTTTTTTCGCTCATCTTTTAAAAAATAGAAGTGTGAAGACTCTTTCCAGAAGTCTGGATCATCAACTATTTTTGAGTACTTGTCAAGCTTTGGTAGATCTTTTTTCCAAAAAAACTCAGAAGCGTAAATTTTACCATTGGAGATAAAAACCTTTTCAGACGAAAAAACGCAATTTTCGTCTATCTCTTCGATATTTTTAATATCCTCTTTGACGAAAGTCATTTCTTTCTCCACCGAGAAGTCAAAAAATCTTTCCGCTAATTCGCTCCATCTCTCATTATCTTTGGCAAAGAGAGAGATTTTAATTCCCAGAGACTTTAGTTCTTCCAGATATTCAACAGTAATTCTTTCACTTGCTTCTATTGTGATCGCTTGAGTTTTATTTTTAATCTTATTAATGCATGGAATAGATATTTCTTTGTCAGTAATAATATTTAAATGAGAAATTTTTGAAATTATCTCTAATATTTTTTCGTCAAAATGCAAATCCATTCTGATATTACAAAGTTTATTCTTGATGAACGAAGGAAATCTAGGCTCATTAGGAACAATTTCTATAACTGAGTCATGATAATGGTTACCAAAGTGTAAGGTTTTAACCTTATTTAAATCATTTGTTACGCCAAGTTGATCTAAAACATTTTTAGCAATAACTTCTGGCTTTATCGTATTGATTTTTTTATTTTTTTCCACTAAAGAAAAAGATGGTTTGCCATATTTTTCCCAATCAACTTCGATTATAGATTTGTTTTTGTCATCTCCCCAAATTGGATAACAATTTTGGGCATAACAGTACGAATACAAAGAGACTATTTTTTTATTGTAGAAGCCAGCTAAATGAGCAGATAAACTATCTACACCAAGATACAATGAAGAATTTTTAATTATATAAGCCAATTGACGTATAGAAGTTTTTCCGCGAAGATCTTCGTCAACTCCTTCAACAGTTTGATCTGAAGGGAGTCCAACATGAACAATTTTATAATCAGAACAGTATTCGCGAATAAAAGAAAATACTTTATCCCAATAATCATATTGTCTTGAATTACCTTTACCGCTGGTTTGAAATACAACGTATTTGTCTAGAACCATTGGATAATACTGCTCTAAAATAAACGGCTTATCAATTTTTACCCCACAAGATAGGGCATAGCGATCAAGA